ACAAATACGCCTGCTCTCGGTTATTCTTTGACGGCTTCGGGATATACGGGCGGTCTGTGCCGTCCTTTCCCTTTATGGCAAATATCTTTCTTGCCGTCCGTGCCTTGCAGAATCGGTAAACCTTATTTGTGAAATGCCCGCCGGAATCCATGCAGGCACATATAATACGCAATTCCGTACCGTCCGCTTTCTTGAATTTCTGCAAAAGAAATTCATCAAGATTTTTCCATATCTCGGCTTGCTTCAAATCTCCGTATATCCTCTTGTAGACGATTCCGTAAGATTCATGCCCTACACCCCAACCGACAACCTCAATTTCAAATCTATCGTCCTGCGTGTCAATCCCTGCCGTTATCGCTATGACCTCTTCCGGCACTTCGCAACGGTATTTCTCACGCCGTTTTAACAAATCCTCTTTGTTGGCACTTTCGCCCTCTTCCTCCCAAGTCTGCCCCAACTCGGTATTGACCCAAGATTTCATCAGCTCCACATTGCCTTTTTTTAGTGCCTGGTCCGCTTCGATAAATCCTTTTATAATCTTTTCCCAACCAAAGAACGTAGACGCTAAAGAATTGAAATGAAAACCCCTCACTTTTCGGTTAGGGTACTTGGCTACATATTTCCCCTCGTTAAAATGGTCTTTCCATTCAATTTCGGAATGGATGCAACCGCACTTTGCACAAGCGTATGTAATGCTTTGTACCTCCCCGTCTGCGTCAACCGTGTATGTAAGGTTTCCCCATTCCAACGGCTGCAACTCCCCGCAACTCGGACAAGGTACATTCCATTCCTCCATTGTGGAATGTTCATACTCCATTTCAATACGGGATACGCCTTTTATGGTAGGGGTGCTTGTGTCTACCTCCTTACGATTCCAATATGTCGTTAAACGCTTCCCCGCAAGTATCAGAGGGTCCCCCTCCGCCCCTGCGGTCGGCGGGTATGCGTCTATTTCGTCCGCAAGCAGAACACGGATAGGACGGCTTCTAAGTTCTGTCGGGGAATTTGCCCCGGTCATTGTGATACGTCCGCCGGGGAACGCCTTTTTAAATATCGTGTTTCCGCTTGTCCTGCTCTTCTCGTTTATCTTATCCCTTAAAGCCGGGGTATCCCTTACCATTGGCATAAGCCTATCTTTGCTCATGGTTTCCGCAAGCGATAATGTCGGCTGCATACATAGCATTGTGCAAGGGTCATAGTGCATATAATAGCCTATGGTATTAAGCAGAAAAGCGTCTGTTTTCCCCATTTGTGCAGCACTCATTACCACGACCTTTTCAATGGATATATCGGTTATAGCGTCCATGATTTCCCGCTGCCACGGTGCTTTTGATGTATCCCAACGCCCGCCCTTGCTGCCGGATTCAGAGGAAAGACGGCGGTATTTGTCCGCCCATTGGGATAATGTAAGGTCGGGCGGTGGCTCTAATACCTTAAATATCCGATTGAAAAGGTCAATCGTTTCCCTCTTCATCTTCTTTTATTTCCTCCTTAAATACTTCCTCAAAATTTGACAACTCGGCTAATGTTTCCTTTATCCTGCCGTTTAGGTATACAAATATTTTCGCTTTGTCTGTCATGGTTGCCAACTTCTCGGCTTCCTCTGCCGGAATCGCACTTAAACGGCTTTTAAAATTTATCAGAGTGGCGGACATTATTTTTTCTATGTCCTCCGCCTTGTGCAACTCCCCTTTCTTTACCGACAAGTCCAATTCCTCATTAAGCCTTTTTGCCTTTGTCAGCTTCGCCCGCTCTTCGTTAAGGTCTATATTTTCTTCATTCTCCGGGTTGCGGTCCCTCAAATACTTTATGTAAGCGTGGGTCGCTTCCGCCAACGAATACAAACCGCCCTGCTTGGTCTGCAAGATTCCCTTTTCCGTCAACCTCTGCACATTCTTAGGGGTCATATCTAGGAATTTTGCCACCGCATTTTTATCATAGAGTTTCAAAATCCTACCCCCTTAAAAAAATTTCCGGAATTTTGGAAGTCGATTTTTCCGCCCGGAATCTAGGCAAGTCTTGGGGTCACGGCACCCGCAAGGCTTTCCGCCCCGTCACAGTACCTTTTGCCCTCCGCCTGCTGCCCCGGCGTTGCTTCTTTCCTGCTGATTATTCTATATCGCTTAATCCCTCTTCGTCCTCGGTGTATGTGTCGTCTATCTCCCCCGTGTCCGGGTCTACCTCATACTCTCCCTTTAGTTTCTGCTTCATCAGTGCGTACCGCTTCTCTTCCAGTGAGATACGGCGTTGCTCCAACTCATAGGACTTAATGGAATCCAATAGCTTTATAATGCGTCCGTGTATCTTGTTTAGTTCTGCTTCTAATTTCATTGCCCTTTCAAAGGCAGATGATTTTATGGTGGTTTCCATAGCCACATCAAGGGCAGGCTTCTTTCCCTCTCCCTCGCCCCCTGCATACTCCCCGTATGGGTCGCCGTCCTCATTATCCGCCTTTTTCGGGGTACGCATTTCCACGACCTTATCCGTGTATAGCTGCCCTGTATCGTCATTGTTAAGGCTGTTTATACGCTTCTTTAGGTCGTTTTCCTTGGCTATAAGGGTCTGCAATTCCCTTAACATATTATCCGCCGTATCAAGGGTAACGGATTCTATGAGGGTCTTTTCTTCCTCCGTCAATTCGTCAAAATAGACCGTGGAATATGCCCCGTGTGTTTCTGCGTTTTTATTCCTCGGCGGGGCCCCGTGGCCCTTGGCGTTTTGGTTGCCTTTCTGTCCGCCTTTTTTCTTCGGCTTGTTTTCAAGTGCTTCTTTCCACTTGTCTATACACTTCCATTTGCGTACCTTGGCAGAATCCACGCCCAAGGCTTCCGCTATTTCCGGGTTGCTCATTAACCCCTCGGAATCTAAAAAAAGCTGCTTTGCCTTTTCCCGGTTTTCGTCCTTTTTTCGTGCCACGGCAAAACCTCCTTTCGTTTGTTTCTCCATTTTCCGCCGTTCCATTCCCTCGGAATCATCACATTTTTTCAGAATTTCAAAAATGCAACGTCAAAGGGCAGCGGGATTTTAACTTTATCCCTGCTGCCCCTGCGGTATTTTACTTTTGCATTATATCACAAAAAATCGGGCAATGGCGGGCAAATTTTATTTCGTGATTTCGCCTATAATTTTGCTTCGTGAAATATTCCTATTCCTTGCAAATTTTCCGCCCAAGGCTTCCAAGGCAACGCACCTTATATTTTTACTCTGCCTTACACTGTAACTAATTTGTTCCGCTATGCGTTCCCATTTTTGACCTTTTATGTAGAATCCGCTGATAATGGTTTTATGTATCGGCGTAAGTGCTGAAATTTCCTTGAAAATCTCCGTCCTAAGTTTTTTCAACTCCTTAATCCTCTTTTTCAGAGTGTCGATACTCTCCCTTGTGTCAGTTTCCGCCAATTTGACGGCAAGTAGAGCCGTAGAATCGGATAGGGTGCTACCGTGGGGCATACCGTCATAGACAACGGCCCCAAGCGGATTATACCCGGCTTCGTACTGCTCTAGCCACTCACTCGCCACCTTTATATCAAGGTCAACATATCTGTAAAACTTTAAGATTGCTTCCACTTCCAAATTTTTCATAATTGCATATCCTTTCTTTTATGGCGGTCTGTATTTCTCATGCCATTTGATACTTGCTACCGCTTTTCTTGGCTTTCCTGCCTTAATCCTGCTGCCGTGCCGTGTCCTCCTGCCCTTGCAGGATTCGCAAATATCTTGTGATACCTCCAACAATCCGCCTATTCCCTCCATAATGTCCTTTAGGCTTGCCATAGTATCATCAAAGGATTGCATTAACTGATTCAGCAAATCGCACGTTTCACTTACTGTTTTCCTGCCCGTGGCAGACAGAACAAGTATAACCGCTTCTAACTCCGTTCCTGCCCTGCTGCCACCGTAATATATGATTCCCTCCCTATACTCGATACGGTCCATACTGCACCGCCTAACTCTGTAAATACTGCTGATACTCTTTTGTCTTGCCCGATACCCAAACAGATAAGGCGTTGGTTACTTTATTTTCCCATTCTGCCGGACAAGGCATATTTCCTTTGTTTGCTTCCAATGCGGATGCTATGACCGCCCTAACCTCCTTTCCGATAAGCGTATATTGATCCATGCCGTATTTTTTAGCAATCCATTCCGTAAAACTCAATCCCTTTTCCTGTACCTCCGGCACATAATCCGGGTAATCGCTCATATCCTGCTGCCTCGGCAAAGGCTTTTCTTCCTCCTGCGGTTCAACTGCTGCCGTTGGCTCATTCATGCCGTTAAATGCTTCCCCGGTTTCTCCCTCTGCGTCCTCCGCTTCCCCCTGCACTTCTTCCGGGGAATCGTCATAAACCAAATCGCCGTTTTCAATCATCAACGCTACAATCCCCGCAAGGTCGGCGTACTCAATCAAATAATTCTGCCATTCCTCATTGATAATCGTTATTCCCTCTGCTGCAAACCTGTAAACAAAATGCCTGCCGTCCTCCAAGTTGATTTTTGAGCCTTTGAAAGTCCTTTCAAAATGCTTTCTAAGCATTTTTTCTATTCCCTCCAAATTATCCTTTACCTTGAAAATATCCCGGTTGGCTTCTCCCTTTATAGCGTCCGTGATAGCCATTTGCACACGCTCTACCTGTTCGTCCGTGATTTCCGCTTTCTGCTCCTGCTTCACGTCCTTAATGTGCATTTCCCCTTTTTCTTCGTACTGCTGATAGGCTTTTGCCTGCCCCTCCCCGTCAAGCCTGCTAAGTTCATGGGCGGTAGAAATGCCGATATTGCCTTTTTCCAACTCCTGCTTAAATTCCGGGGATAAATTGTTTTCTATGGCTTCCATTCTTCCAATCTGCGTAGTGGACGTGTTAAGCATTTGTGCCACGATTTCACGGATACGCCCCATTCTTACCCGCTCTTCTTTCGGCTTATCCCTGTTTTCCTCCGTCAACGCCTTTTTATACTCGGTAAGAAGTTCCTTTAACTGCTTTGCCTGCTGCACCTTTTCCCAATCGGTCAATTCCCTTGCGGTGGCATTGGTAAGAATAAGGCTCAACTTATCCTTTATGGTGTCGGATTCATGCTTGATACGGCACGGCACTTTTCTATACTCTTCCTTGCCCTCCCCTATCAGTTTCAACGCTGCCAATCTCCGGCGGTGTCCTGCGATAACCTCATACTTTCCGTGTGCTTCCGGCTTTACAACTAAATTCTGCTCGATACCGCCCGCCAACTCGATAGCGTCCGCCAACTCGTTTATTCCCTCGGTTGTGTAGAAATTATCCTTGCTTGGCATTAAGTCCTCTACATCAAGCATTGCAACCTCAAAACTGCTTTCCTGCCCCTCTGCCGGCCCCTGCCCTGCTACCGCCGTTTCCTGCTTCTGTCCTGCTGCCCCTTTGCTCTTTCCATTCAGCAAACTATTAAGGTCAAATCCTGCCATTTTTAAATCCTCTCTTTCTTGTTTTTTCGGTGTCCGAATCGGTCACATTCTTTTATTTAATGCCCGCTTCCCTCATTTCTTTTTTTATCTGCTCTATTTCCTTATGCGACTGTTTCCACTTGGATATGTACCCCTCGCACTCTTCCGTATCTCTCAATTTTGAGATTTTGCAACCGCCTGTATGAAAACGCATATTTGCCATATGCTTTTTGCAATCCGTGTTATTACAACGGTTATCGCAAAACGTAGGGTAGTTGTCTGTATTCACGATAATAATAGGTCTACGCTCCATACTTCCCCTCCTTAACAAATTTCAGCGTCCGGCACTTGGATATATACTATAATCGCTTCTTTCCAATCCAAGGTATCAATTTTTGCCCTCATTAACGGCAAGGCTTCCTTGTCCGGCATTTCTTCATCTATGCCACACTCTGCATAGTCAAAATACTTTTCAAAAATATCGACCGTATCGGGTTTTCCCTCTTCGTAGAAGATAACGCCGTAATCCTCATGCACAATATATTTATCAATAAGGCAGTTTCCCCAACTTCCCATCCAGTAGCAACAACCATCATCTGCCACAATCTCACTATCTACCATTGCCACTATTGGCAGGTCCGGGCGTTTCTTTATCAACCTGAATAACTCTTTGAGGTTTTCCGCCTGTTTCTCTATCTGCCCCTTTGCACGGTAGATACTCTTTTTAAGTTCCGCCCTCTGCTCTTCGGGTTTCTTCAAATCCTTTAAATTTACAAGCATTACCTATACTCCTTTCCTGTTTCCTTATCCTTTAAGACGATACGCCCGACCAATTCAAACCCGGCAAGGCTGATAATCTGTTTTAGCATTGTGATAAGCGTACTCACGGCTTCGTTATGCTCTTTCCGCCTTTCCTCTTTCTGTACCTCATGTATCGCCATTCCTGCGGTCGGGTCGGGGTATCCCTCTGTATTTTTGTACCCTCCCATGCTAAACCTCCAAATACTCACGCACAAACGCCTTGTAATCCCTTGCGGCCCCGGAACGTGGGGAATACTCCATAAGGCTTTCATTTGTAAAAGTAACCTCGTCCGCCTTTTCCGTCCTGCGGATATGCGTTTTAAATACCGGGTAACGCTGATTCTGCAACCATTCCTCCCCCTGCCTGCATACGTCACGGTTATAGAACATTGTCACAAGGCAACCCCTCAATTTCAGTTTCGGGTTAAGCTGCTTGGCGTTGTTTATCTGCTCTTCCAGTTCGTCCATGCCGTCAAAGGCGTAGCCGTCAATCTTAATCGGTATAATAACCTCGTCTGCTGCCACAAGGGCATTGATAACGGAAATATTTATATCCGGCGGACAATCAATAATACAATAATCGTACTCGCCCTTTACCTTTTCCAATTCCCCGGCTAATATGGTTGCCTGCTGCCGTTCCTCGTCCTTAATTACCATGAGGTTAGCGGTCAAAAGGTGCATATTTGCAGGAATCGCCTTTAACCGCTCCATGTTCGTTTCCTGCGTCACGGATTCTATGCCCTGCTGCCCGGTCAGAATATCCGCAAGGCTCGGCTTCTCATAACTCCATACACCGCAAGCCTTGGAAAGATTGCCCTGCTTGTCGTTGTCAATAACCAATACCTTTTTACCGTAGTCCTTGGCTAAGATATGAGCCATATTTACCGTTGTCGTGGTCTTTGCACATCCGCCTTTCATGTTGATAACTGCAATAGTTTTCATTCTTCCTTACCTCCTGTTAATATTTTCTGCACTTCCGCAAAGTCCTTTTTCTTAAACCCTCTTAATATCCCTGCAAATATCGCCCCTGCCCGCCTGCCTAACTCCTTATTCATAAAATCAAGGTCGCCTTGCGTGAACATCTTTTTTATATCCGGGTCGTTAATAACCTTGGTTGCAAGAATCAATTCCGTACCGCATAGGGTCTTTACCCCATTTTTGAAATACGCTTTATCCTCCTGCGTCATTTCCACTTTTCCCGCTGCCATTTCCTCCCTCCCTCTCAATCTCTATCAGTTCCCAAGATTCAAAGTTGCTTAACCATATATCCCATACCGTGCCGTCCTCACGGATAACAACCGCCTTATCTATGACCTTTTCCGGGGTCAGCACACGGCATATATGCCCCGCACACTGTTTTTCCTGCGTATAACAATACGGCTCATTACCGCCCTTTTTCACTTTCCCGAAAGAAACATAGGTATTTCCGTTTTCCGCCCCTCTTCGGTGGTAAAACGGCATATCCTCCACACGCATTTTTACCGTATTCCCTTTTACCAATGTCTTATCCTCCTTTTGGTGTGCTTGCACACTTTATACAATCCCCAAGGCTTGCACTCTATAAAATGTGCAACCGCCTTTTCGTTTCGGTGGTCCCCTTATCATGGAATCCAACCGCCTTTCCGGCATTTGTGATAGGCGTTGCAATTTTTCACATTAAAAAATTACGAAAAACTTGTTGACCGTCTACACACTCTCTAGCTTCCAACCGCCTTTCCGGCATTTGTGATAGGTGTTGCAATTTTTCACATTAAAAAATTACGAAAAACTTGTTGACCGTCTACACACTCTCTAGCTTGGTGTGCCCGCTGCTATTTTTTCACTCTATCCCTGCTACGGCTATTGGCTTGCCCTCGTCAGAAAACAGGTTGCCGACCTGTCTTGATAGCGGATAAACCGCTATTTCGGCTATTCAACCGTCCTTTTAATCTGAAATATCATGCCTAAAGCACAATGTAAGAAGAAATCCTTTATTTCCTTTTCCTCTGCTTCGTAATCGGTGGCAACTATCAGAGTGCAATTACCCGCCCAATTACTCCAAGAAATATCAAAGTTCATGTAACTGTACCCCTGCAAGCTGTCCTTGATTGCTTTACATTCCCTTTCTGCAAAATATCCCAATTCCTCGAATGTGTATTCTTTCTTCATATCCGGCTACCTCCGTTTGCTTTCCTTTGATGATTCTATTATATACTTATATAAGTATAAATACAACCCGGAAACATCCACAAATATACTTGTATAAGTATAGCCGTTCTTTGTGCAATCTGTATACTTATATAAGTATTTTAGATTTTCTTCGGTTCTTCCCAAACTACATAGCCTGTGTTCTCTATTTCCATGCTTTCTATCTCTTCATCTTCTGCCGTATGTGCCTTGTCCTTGGCTTCCTCTAAGGAATCCGCTTCTATAACACATTTTTTAAATAATGCGTATTCAACCTCATATCTTGCCATTGCATATTACCCCTTACCCAACTTTTCCTCCAACTGCTGCCGTTTGTCTTTCAGATATTGCAGATATTCCCCATAGGTCATACCCTGCGGTACTATCCGCCTTTCCGCTTCCTTTGCCTGCTGCACCCTATCCCTCAATACCTCCGCCTTGGATACCCTCTTAGGCTCTTCCTGCTTCGGCGGTGTTTCCGCCTTTATCCCTAACCGTCTTGCCTGCCTGTTCGGCTTGTATTTGTTGTATGTAACCTTATTGCTTTTCGGGAACTGCTGCCCCTTTTTCCTCCTGCTCTTCTTTGCCAATGCTACCGCTCCTTTCCAAACCCTCCGCAATCTCCAATATGCTTTCCATGCACTCCTTTATGTTCGTGTCGGTCCCTGCCGTAATGCTTAAAATGCTGCTAATCTGCTTTAACCGCTTTATCTGTCCGGGGTCAACTGCTGCCCTCTGCAAACATTCCGGGCAGACTTCCACGACCTCCAAGGCAGGCTTACCGCAAATACTACATTTTTTCATACCCTCAACCCCTGCCCTAATCCTGCTGCTTCCCCACACGCCAACAAATAAGCCATTAACCATACAAAGGCAAAGAATCCAACCGCAACAACAAGCGATACAAT